ATGAAAGTAGATTTTTTTAACAGTAAGGATTTTTTAGGATCTAAAACTAAAGAAAGCAAGATCCGGAAGTTGTCAATCAGCAAAAGTAAGATAATGACTATCTCTGTCTATAATTTGAATTGGATGGGGGTAACGGATGCGGTTGTTATCGGCTTAGAAGAAGGGAAGATATTTGAAGGAGTTGAAAATACGGTCTTTTATCTGGCTGCTTCTGATGTTGAAGACGAGAGATCGTTTAAGGTAAATAACCTTGGTGTAAAATACAAGAGGATTTACTTAAAAGACCTGCTCGATTATCTTGGATGGGATATAGGAGAAAATTCTTATGCTGTGTATGATATTATAAAAGAAGACAGTAATCTATTCCGTCTTCAGTTTAGGGTAATAAAAAAGAGTAGGAGTGAAAAATGATGAACGATGTAGATATTAAAAACAAAAGAATACTGCTATTCGATTTTGACGGGACGCTGGTCGAAACCGCATCTGGAGGTCTTTATGCAAAAGATCTTACTGATATGAAGATTAAGCAAGATGTCGTGAATAGGGCACTTGATCTTATGGAGCAAAATGGCGTTAAGTACTTTGGTATAATAAGCAACCAATGTGATGTGGGTGTAGGGTTTGTTTCCGATGAAGATATTGATGCGAAGATAAATTATGTCCTTAGATGCGTTCATGATCTTGCAGTGAAAAGAGGTATAAGAGACGTAGTGTATGGTCATTATGAGTGTTTTTCAATTGATGAACATAATCCGATGATGAAGCCTAATCCCGGTATGGTATATAAGGCACTTGGTGCTTGCAGGTTGATGATGGATAGCGTAACATATGAAGATATTATGAAAATGACGCTGATGGTAGGAAACGCCAGTGGTCTGCCAGAGCAGTTATGTGATTCGGATAAGGTATGCGCTGAGAAGGCCGGCGTTGACTATATGGACGTTATTCAGTTTGTTGGTAAAGATCTTGATTTAAATTATGTGTTGTCCAAAGAAGATACAAGTGAAGGAATAGCTATTCTAAACAACGATCATATATATATCCTTGAAAATCCTTATGGCGTTGATCTTAATATAAAAATAACATTAAAAGATTTTTATAAGATTGAAACCGATGATGGAAAAACTGCAATCGTAGATGATGTGTTGAATATAAGGATTGATAAAGATCAGAATTTCAATTTATATAGTGATGTTATAAAAATAGAAACATTAAAAGACGGTAGTATCAAATATACAAGTTTATATCATGAAAGTAAAGAAAACAGCGATAGTTTATCATAAATCGGATTTAGATGGAGTTGTATCGGCAGCCATCGCAACTATGTATGAACACGGTAAAAACAAGGATGTTGTTTATATCCCGTATTCGTATGAAGATGATGTTAAGAAAGTTACCAGCAAAGTGCGTGATTTAGATGCTGTTTATGTTCTTGACGTGTCTTTCGGAGCCGATTCTAAAACGGTTTTCAAAAAGTGGCTTGATGAAGGAAAGAGCCTGATGTGGATAGATCACCATAAGGGAATTATCGAAGATAGTAAAACATGGGGGTTCGTAGTTCCAGGGTTAAGGAGGGTCGGTGTCGGTGCGTGCGCTCTGGCCTCGGACCTGCTTATGGGGAAGGTGCCGGCGATCGTCCGGTGCCTGTCAGACTACGATGTGTGGAATAAAGATTCTGAATTAGGCTGGGATACGGTAGTAGCTGTCCAGTATGCCTTGAGATCAAAAATGAGACTCAATGTATTAATAGCATTGTCGTATTTGTATGACCATTTTAAAGAAGATATGAAGGATAATGAGGTTGATCTTATTTTTTATGATCTCGCTAAAGAAGGACGTGCTATAATTAACTACATGGCTGGTAAAAACGAACAAGAGGTAAGTGCGTACTCGTTCGAAGCGTACGTTGATGAGGTGAAGGTCGTGGCGATGAATACCACGGAATTTAGTTCTAAAGTATTTGATTCTCTTACACGAGACTGGTTAGACGGTAGGAAAATTAAAGCCCTGATGCCATTTTGTATCATGCCAGGTGGTAAAGTCCGGTTCTCTCTTTATGAATGCGTGGAAGACAGCGTAGATTGCTGTGAGGTAAGTAAGAGATTCGGTGGTGGAGGACATGCTGGTGCTGCTGGATTTGTTATAGATGTATCAAGTGACCAGTTTAAGGACTTCCTTGAAAATCATAAACTTACTTCAATTCAATAAATTAATAAGGTCGTGTTTTAAATAGGATTGGTTTCTATCAATCCTATTTTCTTGTTGTGTGTGAGGTGGGTGGGTGATGGGAGAGAGGGTAAAAGATGTTTATGTAACGTGGGAGATATGTGAGAAAGAGGTTTATGTCATGAGGGATATGAAAGAGGTCTATGTGATGGGAGAGATATGAGAAAGAGGTTTATGTGATGATGGATGTGAAAAAAAATGTTTATGTAATGGGAGAGATATGAGAAAGAGGTTTATGTGATGATGGATGTGAAAAAAAATGTTTATGTAATGGGAGAGATATGAGAAAGAGGTTTATGTGATGATGGATGTGAAAAAAAATGTTTATGTAATGGGAGAGAGGGGGTACCTGTCACGAACCTCCCGCCCCCGAAACGCGTTTTCTCCCCCCACACCCCCTTCGCTGGAAAACCGGAAACGCGTTTTCACCTCAAACCTACAAACTGTCTGATTATCAATCACTTATTTAAATTATTGATAATCAATTTGTTATTATAACATATTGGTTATAAGCCACTTAAATAAGCATATATCCTACATATTAATGTACGCGTATAATACTACTCTTGTGTGTTTTGTAACTTGCTGATAATCAGATGATAGAATCGAAATTAATACAAGTTAACAAAAAAAAGATAACATATATATTTGTAATACCGAAAAAGGTTGTATATTTGCACCGTATTCAAGCGAGAATATTGGTGTTACATAATGAAGCTATATATATACTCCCGTTGGGTGTATTGTATGGCAATACCTTTTGCCTCTTTGCGTTGTAAAGAGGTGATATATTGAGGTGATATTGTTTAACAAATAAATACATATTGATATGATTACAAAGAAAAATGTCAACAAGCTGCAAAATGCTGTTATTAAAGAAAATGCCTCTAATTTGGTGGGTGCGGTAAAGTTGTATAATGCTTTATTTGCAAATGGTGCTGATCTAAAAGCAATTTGTAAGATGTTGGAAATACCAACCGAATATGCTGTAAAGGTTGCAACACTCGCAAAGGACAAAAAACGGTTGGTTGCCGTGTGTAGCCAAATGTTACCGAAAGTAGATGATATCTTTGTTAAGTTTACTTTATACTCTAAAGTGTATAAAGATACCAATGCAGACAAAGAGAAAGGCGTTGAGGCTAAAACGGCTGATTGGTGCGCTGAGAATGTAGTTTACGGTGGCGAATATAAAGCATTTGGTTTTACTACTGCCGAATCATTGGAGACCAAAAAAAGCACTAAATGGTTGATAAAAGAAAACGACGAGTATAAAGCTACTTATGTGGCTGTTAAGATCAAATCTTATTCTATTCGTACCGTTGCAAAATGTGTAAGTGAATACCTCGCACATGAGAGTACACAACAGTAACAAGGCACGGAGAGCGCCGTTAAGCTCTCCAAAGGTTCGGCGCGTACCTTAACGCGCCTGTACGCCATTGTCAGTGGGTGCACGTCCCGCGTATGCTTTAGACTGAAGCTGACAAAAAGAGAGTTATTTTACATATTGGAAATAGATATACCGTTGCCCTTGCCGTTGGCAATTAAAGGGCTGGTATTACTGCATGGACTATCCGAATAGGTATGTTTTATGTTAGGTATGTGATTACAGTTTGGAAAACATGCCGTTGTACGAGGTTTATCTCCAGATCGAAACGTGTCTTACTTGCTTGCACGAAAAATAGAACAAGGCTGTAGATTAAATTACAGGGTACAAGCATGTAGCCTACCATGTAGGGACGTGCCGTATCAAAACGCAAGGACACAATCGCCTTTATTTGTGGCTAAGTTGTGTAGCAGACGGAAAATATAATAACAACATAGTACGAGCCTGTACGCAAGAACTACGTACTAATTACGGGCTGTTGGTTGTAGCATAAAATCTCTATAGGATAGGAATGCGCGTCCGGTTCGATTCCGGAGCAACCTCTAAATTATAAATAATATAATAGCATGGAAAAGAAAGCAATGATCAACGCTTTAATTGAAGCGTTCAATAAATCTAAAAACAGTTGCGTAAAAATAACATTGCGTAACTATATCGAGACGGTGGAAACATTGAGCGAAAGTGAGTACAAAGAGGCGGAAGGTTTCTATATCGAAGCACTTAACCGCTGGAATTAATCATAATTAAAGCATAAAGAAAATGGAAAGGAAATTTAAATCTTATATGGTAGACGTCCGCGGTCTGTCCAGGAAAGAAGCTAAAGAAAAGCGGAAAAGAGCGTATCGTGAATTTATGTTGTATCGTGATCTCAAAGAAGCGTATCATGCCGATACAGGAAAGGACAAATGCAAACGTAAAGTCCATACATCACGAACTTACGTGAAGGAAAACATAAACAGTATTTAAACAGGAGTAGGGTTGTTTCGAATATCGGAGCAGCCCTATTTTTGTATCCTACTCTTTCTATTTACGGGTAGGATATTCTGAGAGTGAACGGCGGATGTGTGCTATATTGGTATAAAACGAAACTAAAATATGAGAGTTCGGATATAATGCCGGTATTTTGTCTATATCATGTCGTTAAAATTGGTCTAAAACGAAACTTTAGGCGGTTTTCTGACCCAAAATAGGGCGTCGGATGCCGCCTTTTTCGTCTCTATGGATTGAAAATTAGGCTTATTGTATTTTTCTTAAAAATGATGTATGCTTGATTATCAATTAGTTAGGTTTTATAATCCCCGTATTTTCGGACATACTTATTGTAATTTTTTTTATTTTATGTGGTGGTTTTTATTAGTAGCTGACTTTTATTTTCTGTCGGTTGGTATTCGCTCTATGTTGGAGTACGGACCGGATCAGTATAATATTGTAATGGTCTTTTGCTTTTCTTTGTTGGCTTTGATTATAGGTTTAAATATCTATCTTGATAGGAGGAGTAGACGGTAGGGCGTTGGCTGAAGGTCTCTATTTTCTCTATGGAATGATATTATCTCCAAACATCCCATATCCCATGCCATAGTATAGCTCAGTAGCGCTCTCCGTATGCCTGTAGTGAGGCCGAGAGCGCAGGTTCTATGCGGAAAGCCGGAGGATTAGCCGGGGTTGGAGAGGGGGAGAGGGAGGGCACTCTCTTCCCGCAAAATTCAACTCTCTTCCCGCAAAATTCAACAGATCAGCGTTTTAAAACAGCATTCTGTAGGTTCTTCCCGCAAAATTCAACAGATCAGCGTTTTAAAACAGCATTCTGTAGGTTCTTCCCGCAAAATTCAACAGATCAGCGTTTTAAAACAGCATTCTGTAGGCTCTTCCCGCAAAATTCAACAGATCAGCGTTTTAAAACAGCATTCTGTAGGCTCTTCCCGCAAAATTCAACAGATCAGCGTTTTAAAACAGCATTCTGTAGGTTCTTCCCGCAAAATTCAACAGATCAGCGTTTTAAAACAGCATTCTGTAGGTTCTTCAAACAAAATTAAGGATTGCAGTGCTTTAAAACAGCATAATGTAGAATTTTCCAACAAAATTAAGGATTGCAGTGCTTTAAAACAGCATAATGTAGAATTTTCCAACAAAATTAAGACTTACAGCGTTTTTAAAACAGTATTCTGTAGGTAAGGGTTAAGGACTGTATTATGTGAGTATTTTTTTTCAATCGGAATGTATAACAATTAAAACATAAACAACATGAACGTATATGACTTTGCGCCTGACTTAGATTTGAGTAAGGAGGGAGAAGGTTCTATTTTTGGGGTAAGAGGAATAGAAGGTAGTGATGGAATAGAATACGCTAAGGTAGTTAGCTGTGTAGAAGTTAAGGATTACAGTTGTGATAGGTGTATTTTTTTATGATTGTCATAAGGATAATTGTTATAAGGATAAATGTTTATTATCGCGTAGTGATAGTTGTGTAGATGGAGATTGGCTTTGTAGGTACGAACAGGCTGCCATAGAGGGGGAGTAGGCGGCGCCTTGGGCTAAGGCCTGCGGTTGTAGGTGGAACGTAGGTCGGAGCAGAGCCGGAACAGTTTATTGTGGAACTAAAAAAAATAAAAAGGAGGAGATAGAGATATGAAAAAGGCATTTAAGATATTTTCTATTATGTTTGTCATAGAAATAGTGCTGACAGCTATTTTAGATGCTATGGCGTAAGTGAGAAAAATTTCTTCATTAATTTTCTTATGCTTTAGACAGAGTGCTCCCGTCTGCGAAGATCGGAGCACTTGCTTTATGGGATTCATGGTGCGGTAGGTCGGTTCGATTCCGGCGATCTCACACAACATTAAAAACAAAGGAGGAAAGAAAATGAAAGATAGCATTACATTACATCCGGAACATGGATTGAATCCGTCTATAGAAGTCTGCATGATATGTGGCGAAGAGATGGGGATTGCTTTATTAGGAAATAATATCAAAGGTCAGGCGCCGCATCATATATGCACGGGCGGAGTATGTGACGATTGCAAAAAGATAATAGATGACGGAGGCTGTTTTATTATCGAAGTCGAGGATGGATCAGATCAAAAGAATCCGTATCGTACAGGGAGATATTGCGCGATAAAGAAAGAGGCGGCAAAGAAAATACTTGGACAGGAGCATAGTGTTGTGTACATGGAAAAGTCTGCATACAGTCAAATAATACCACAAAAATAAAGAAGAATATGTTTGCAAAAGAAGAGCGATTATTCATTTGGAAAAAGGTATATGAGATGATTGATAGGTCAGAGGATGGGGAATACATATGTGTTGCATTAAGAAATATAGTGTTTATGTATTTCAAAACACATAAAAATATCTATAAGTTTCGTTCAGACGAAATGGTGAGAATATATTTCCCGGAATTGGAGGAGAAGATAAGTATGGCCACAGAACCAGAGGAAACAAGAACGTTTTATGGGTGGTTTGGTTGTATTAGTCCAGAAACGAAGGAGGTAAGGCTGAATATTGTGAAAGATATTATAAAAGAGTTAGAATAGTATTTTTGTTAATCTATTTTATTCATCAAATTAAGTTTTGGGTTTTGGCATGTCGGTTCGTGAGAATAGGCATGTCTATTTCTGTATCATAGAGGGATGGCGCGGCGTGCCGGCATGTGTGTGCCGGTCCTGGTTCGATTCTGGGCATCTCACAAACAATAAATCATAATCATATGGAAGTAATAACATTCAGTCCAGACATGGATTTATCTTCTA